CGCTGCGGTCCACAGGAACTTGACATCGCTGAACTTGACTATCTTCACTCCATGCCCGACAAGTTTGTTGATGCGCTCGCTCTCCACAATCGACGCCACCCGCTGCGCCTGCGTGAGCGTCTCCAGGCTCGAGGGGTCGGCGTATCCAGTCTTCAGTTTCGCCCGCAGCTTGAACGTGCCGCTCTCATCCGCCCCCAGGTACATCGACCCCACGGCGTCCCCAAGTTGCTTCAGGTGGTCCCATACCGGATCGCCTTCGTTGATGAGAACCCACCCGTGTTGAATGTCCACCACGTCGCAGTCGAAGCCGCAAAGGTCGTAGTTGTCGCTGTCGGCATCATCGGCGCTTTCCACCGCGCTGGCCCCGTCGTTGTTGTTCAGCACAAACCAATAGTAGGGCCGCGGGGATTGAATCAGCATGGCCCCGTCCATGGACAAGACCACGTTGTCGTCTAGTTCAACGACTATCTTGAGTCGGTCGCTGGCCGTGTCTGTAATGGTGTGCGTGACACTGTAGAACTTCCACCCTTCGCCGCCGGCAATCGAATAGGCAGCGGTCGTACTGTCGTTGTCGCCGCCGGCGTCTGCCTCCACAAGGTCGATAGTATCCCCGCAAGCATTCGCACTCTTGAGCCATATCTGGAAGGTCCACTTTTCTCCTACGTTGAGTTTCTTGTTGCCAGTGAAGGTGATGGTCTGCGTAACCGTGCAGGCCCCGTCGTCGTAGTCGAGTTGCCCCTCGTTCGACCCAAACAACCCGCCCGCCGCCTTGGTGAACGTCGGCGCCGTCCCGCCGGCCACCGCCCAACTGTTTCCGATGGTGGCATTCTCGAAACTGCTGTTACTCGCAAAGTTGTAAATGTCCTCTTGCGTAGCCAGTCGCGCTATCAGGTGCGCCAGACTGTTTGTCTCCGTGGAGTCCGATAGGTCTTTGTCTTCGAAGTAGGTTGAGCGGCGCTTGTACTTGCGGGCGATGCGAGCCACGATGTCCTCGGCGCGGATCTCCACCGTGGAGATGTCCCCCCTGGTACTGCGCCGCCGGAACATATCGTCATCTACCTGCCCCACAAAGATGGGGTCGTAGTTGTTGCTGTACCAGACCTCGGCTTCCACCCGGCAACGGGTCTGTAGGTACTTCTGCGCGCTGGTCCCGTTGAACTGGTCAAGGGTCGGATCGTAGGCCGCATACTGGTCGTCGGCAAACTCCCCATCCTTGCTGTACAGCGTCAGCGTCAGGGAGTTGGCGCTCTCGCTTCCGCTCTTGGGGTCTTTGACGTTCTTGCTGTAGCCGAATCGTCCAACATGACGGGTGACGTTGCATCTTGTCCGTCCAAGGGCAAATCCGTCCAGGGAAAAGTAGACCTCCTCTTCTGTGAGTCCGGCGTAATCCGCGGCCACCTGCGCCGCCGTCGCCAACTTGTTGGGGAAGATTCGCACATGGTTGATTGTATATCCACCTTCAGTTGCGTTGAGATGCCGCAGGGAGAACTTTGGGTACTCCATCCCCTTGGCGTCGATGTTGCCGCTCCAAGTCGTATCCGCCGCGGCCCTGTTGACGTACAGCGCCGAGCCCGCAGTAGTGCCAGTGGTCAGGTCGATGGCGCAGTCTATCGTGGTCCAGACTTGCAGCGCCACGTCAGCCGTGTACGCCGCACTCTGGAGGATCCGCTCCGTGCCCCCGTCCTTCCAGGCCAGCGTGTACTTGTCGTCCGCCGCCTGGTAGATGAACTTTAAGTAATTGTTGGCGTCGTAGTACCATGACCAGATACACTGGTCAGTAGCGACGTTGAAAGCGTGGGTAGGCAGGAAGCGCGCGCGGATAGTGAGGGTGGACATGAGCGGGAGCAGGAAGTCGCCATGTCCACCCGTTAGATTATGGGAACCCGGCTGGTTTGCTCCACTCGCGATAAGAGTATAAGTGAAGTCGTCACCATACGGGGGATATGCCAATTGGCGGAAGTCGATGTAGAAGCGTTCCTTGGCGGTGCCTATCTTCTGACTCTTCTTGAGTTCCGTCTTTTCTCCTGCGGCAATCCATTTAATAGCCACGACCGGCCCTCCGTACCGCAGTAAGCACCTTGCGCGACAAGTCTTCCTCGGCCAGCACCGAGCCTTGCACGTTGATGACCACCGTGCCGAAGTTACCGGCCTTGTTCAGAGGGATAACCGCTTCGGGGCCACGCTCACCGATAAGCGCATGGGTGGGGCGAGTGACTACGCCGCCCTCGGCAAGGGCCTGCACAGCACCCTTGGCGACAAGAGCAGCAGTACCGGCAGCCGTCCAGAGTGCGGCGCCGGCGTAGTTCATGGACGCAAAGGCAGCGGCGGCCCGGACAAATGCTTCTTTGGCCAGCATTTCGAGGACCGCAGCAAAAGCCCCCTTCATCGCCGCCTTGAATGCCTCCGCTCCATCTTTGGCGTTGACAATCATCGCACCGAACGCCTCGGCGAACGGAGTGATAGCGGCCCTCATCATGTCTACTTGGGTCTTGATTTCCTCGAAACGCTTCTTGGCAATCTTCGCGGCCTCTCCGCTTCCCTCCAAAGACCTGCCGAATTGGTCATTAGCCGCCGTCAATTCTTGCGTCTCGCCAATCCATTCCTTGTACAGTTCAATCGCTTTCGCCGCAGCGTCAGAAGTCAACCTGATTCCGGCAGATGCGCCCGCCCCCACTCCGGCCTTCTGTTCTGGAATGGCGGCCCAAGCACTGATGGCCATTCTTGCCGACTCAGTCATCCCATCCAGTTCTTCCCGAAGGTCAGCGATGATTGCCCTGATCTTCGGGGCCGCAGCCCCAGCGCTTTCCAGATGTCCATCCCACATGGCAATCTGCGCCTCGAGAGCAGCACGAGCACCTTCCGGAGTCTTGCCGTATGCCTTGTCTATTTCTGCGAACAGTTGCATGGCTTGTTCGGCTCTCGCCGCTTCTTCTTCGGCCATCCTCTTCGCTTCCCTGGCGGCCCCCATGCTTTCGGCAGTTCTAAGCGATTCGTAATACTGTGCCTTCTTTAGCCACTCCTGTTCTTTCTGCAAGGAAATGATACGCTGCTTGATTATTCCGCTTGTTGGATCTCCGCCTGGGCGACCTTTCACTGTCTGCAATTGGTCATTCATCTGCTGCAATTGAATGTTGACAGCGCGCAGTCTATCCGTCGTTGTCGCACTTCCCTCGCCAATTGCCCGCATGATGTTGCGGAGTTCTACGATGTCTTTTAGCTTGGTCGCAAATCTCGTAGCTTCCTCTACTATCGATGCAAAAGCCGGAACCATGAACTTGCCTATCTCCAAGCGCAAGTCCTTCATGGTCGCTTCGTACTTCTGCCACTTCTGTAGGTCTGTCAGTTCATCGGCATTGACGTTGACCTTCTCGATGATCTTCCCGCCCGCTTCCAAGGTGGCGTTGAGCGTCGCCATCTTTCGTTCTTCGGCGGTCAACTCCTCCGTGGTCTTGCCGATTGACTGGGCATACTTCTCTGTTGCCTCGCCGATCTTTAGGGTGAGTCCAAGGTTATCCAGAATCAGCGGAGAGCCGCGAGCGATACCAGTTACGATGCTATCGAACATGAACTGCACAGACTGTCCCGTTGCGGTTGCCGATGCCCTTGCTATCTCCATCAGTCTGTCAAGTTGATTCAGCGGCAAATCAAACAGCGCGGCTTTAGATGCCGATTGCATCAGTTCAAGTTCCGAGATGGTGCCACCGGATGCTTTCTTGAGTGCGGAGACAATCTCATTTGCGGAACTTCCGGCATCTTTCGCCATAGAATCAAGGGCGCTACTAATCTGATTGGCTTCGGCAGCAATCTTAGCCGACTCCAGACCATACTTAAACGCCTGCCTCAATTTCTGAATGGCGTATACCACTCCAGCAGAAGCCATGATAGTCTTAGCAAACCCGCGCATCCCATCTTGGAACTTCTGAAACTCGCTAGTTGCTTTCTTCGTTTCTTCAGTAGTTTTCTTTAGTTCGGCGATTGCCTTAGCGACTTCTACCTGTATGATGAGCTTGAGATTCTCCGCTACCACGTTTGCTTTCCTGTTCCTGGTACTCGTCCGCTTCGATGTTCCATAGGTTCACCAAGTCCAGCATGGGGCGCTGCTGTCGCGCCCAGGGGCCACCATCCGGCCAACCCCACTTGCGAACGTTTACCCATATCTCCAACTGCCGCCAGAAGGCCGGCGTCAGGTACTCCTTGATGCGGCTGCGGTCCACCTTCGCGCGCCAGGTGTCCGTGCCAAAAGCTTCCCATGAGTTGCGGGGCAGTTTCGAGAAGTATTCCGTTCTCCGCGCATAGCCCTTCAGCCAAAACCAAAGGGCTATTCGTAGTTTTTTATTTCGCCCTCGTCGAAGCCCTTCTTGATGTGCCCGACCACTTCGGAAATCAGCCCGAACATCCCCGGAATCGCCATGATCTTCTTCGGGTCCGTCACCGCCACCTTTGTATCAGCGTCCACGAAGCCCACCACGGACTTGACGCAGGCGGTCCAGATGGCACAGGCGTTGGTCTTGATTTCCAGCTCTACTTCTTTGTCGCCCTTGTACACCGGGTAGAAGGTCGAGAACTTCTCTTCCTCCTCCGGTGTAAGGTATGAGTGGTTGACTACAATCTGCTGGTCGGCTGGTAGTTTGTCGTTGCCGCGCCATTTGGGAACGTAGGTGTAAGTCCCCGAGATTCTAACTTCCACAATCCCTCCTTAGGTCGAGAACGTCGCCAAGCCAGCGGACACCTTGCCAGAACCCGCAAAGGTCACCAGCGCGTCAACATTGTTGTCCACGTTCAGCGATTCAATCAGAATCGCTCCGCGCCATCCGGCCTTGGCCCCCGTGGTCTTGTTGGTCAGGAACGCCATCGAAGTGACGGCCGGCGTGTTCGCCTTGAGCATCCCGTCAATCAAGCTGTACTGCCCCGTCGCCGTGTTCTCCAGGAAGCCGCTAAACTCCACGGTGTGCGCGCGCAGGCCATAGGCAAACGTCCTATCCGGTGTGGTACTCTCGAAGTTGGTATTATCAAGCACTTCCTGGACGAAGTTGATTTTCCAGTTGGAAATCTTCGTCAGGGTATCGGTGCCGGCGGTGCCGAGAAAAACCCCGCCGTCCCACCCTTCAACTATAGCCATTCGTTACTCCTTAGACAGTGGACAGGCCGCCGGACACCTTGCCCGAGCAGGTGAAGGACAAGAGATTGTCAACGTTCGAGTCAATCCCGATGGACTCGATATAGACGGTCCCCTTGTAGCCCTTCGCGCCCGTGGTCAGGAAGGAAATCGTGGTCGCCGTCGGCGCTCCGTCCTTCTTCATATAACCCAAGAGCGTCAGTTGCATCGAGCTTCCGTTGTAGTATCCCGAAAACTCTGCGGTGTGCGACCGTAGCCCGTAGGCAAACTCCCTGTCCTGCTGCGTATCCCCGAACTGGCTTACATCGTGCGTCTCCTGCACGAAGTTGACTTTCCAATTTGAGATATTCGCCATCGCGGTAGCACCAAGTTTGATGCTGCCATCCCATCCTTCGGCAATCGCCATGTTATCTTCTCCTTACGTTGGGTCTACATATCGAATCAGCGCGTCAAAGGACGCGTGAAATACGTTGTCTTCCGGTTCAACCGGGTGCGTGATAATGCCGCCGCAGTTGAGCGATACCACCGTCACCCCGTCCATGCTCCCCGAGAATTGGTCCAGGTTATCCCGCGCCGCCTTCGCCGCGGTCAACGCCTTGTAGCGGTCACTGGACAGCACCGAGAACTGCACACGCGCCTGGCCGGCGTCCTTGTATGTCCCGTAGGCCATCGGCGTATGCGGGTCGCTCACCACGAAGTACACCAGATAGGGCATGCTCGCGCCCTGCTCCGCCTGCCGCCAATAAAGACGGTTGCCGAACTGGTCATAGACCGCCGTGCTACAGGTAGTGCTTTGCAGGCGCACGAATAGGGCTTGCTCGATATTGCTACTTGCCATGTCGTCTTATCGCCCCCTGTATCGCCTTGGAGTAAATCTCCTGCGCCCGGTCGCGGTTCTCATCCAGGGCGGGCCGTAGATAAGGTTGCGCCTTTGTTGCGGTATGGGCCCGCAGTGTCTTACGCGTTGCTATGTCAGACCGCATCCCCATCATTCTCGTCCCATATTCGACGTGTGGTGCATACTTTACCGCTGTCCCAACGTGCAGCGTCCACTCATCGCTCGGGTTGTCTACCGCATCCTTACCAGTGGCTGGTGCCATAACCGCAGACTTCTTCTTGTCCGTGGCCCAGGTGATGGACCCCACCAATCGCCCCGTGTCAATTGGTGTCCGTACCATCGCTTCCCCAACTATGAACATCCCGATGGTGACAAGCGCCCGCCCCGTGGCATCCCGCAGGCAGGAGTCCCAGTCAGTCTGCGTCCACTTCTGCTCAGGCATACCGCTTCAAGTACGCCAGGAGATGGTGCCCCTTTCCCAGCGTGTCCTTCACGAATACCACGTCGTAGTAGTGGCTGTCGGTGCTCTTGATGCGCTTGCGCTCGTCAAGGTCCACGGTAGAGCTGCAAAACAGTTTGTAGTCGAACAGCACCGTCTTCTTTTCCCCGACGATGTGCTCCCCGGCCGCTACCGGATTCAGCCACCCCACTTTGGCCTTGCTGGTGCCCGTGCTCCAGGCCGTTTCCGTGCCCCATGTCGGACCCGTGGTGCGCGACAGGATGGTGAACTGCTTGACGAAGTAGTCCTTAATCATACCAGCACAACCCGCTTGTACTTCCGCAGGCCCGCCTCGATAGCGTTGGGGTAAGCGTGCTCCCCGATAAAGCTGACGGAGTAGTCGTCGATGCGCTCACTCTGTATCTTGGTCGGTTGCGGGTCGCTAACCAGGTGCCAGACCATCTGCGCCGCCACAATCTTCAGTGCGGTGGGCCACCGGATGCGGCTTATCTTGATTTCCCCGGGGCTGTTGTGGAACGTGCTCTGGTCCTGGTCTTCTAGCGTACCCGTGCAGGTGAGCGTCAGCTTGTCGGTAGTCACCGCCGCCAGCGTGTACTTCCCCTCGTTGCTGCCGCCCTCGACGAAGATGTCCATGCCGGCCCGGAAGCCGCAGGTCGTGAAATAGTCGTAGTCGTCCGTGATGCGGTCGGCGCTCGTTACGCTTGTATTGGTGTCCCCACGCACGAAGGCCAGCGTGCCCCCATCGTGGTAGATAACCGGATCCTGGAAGGCGGTATGGCAGTAGTCGATTATGTCATTCTCGACATAGGGGATAAGCGCCGTTATCTGCGAGTCGGCCGCCGTGGAAGTCACGCCCAGAATGGACTTGACTTCCGTGTACGTCATCAGTGCCATGGTTTAGCTCGATGTATCATCCGAGGCAACGAAGGTGTAGGTGACGATCAGCTTCTCACCGGAATCCAGGTCCTTGGAGCCAGTGCCGAAAACCGCCCCGCTCAACAGCAGGCCAGCGGTGCTCCCGAAGGTGTTACTGGAAATCAGGAAGCACCCCTCCATGGTCGTGGCGTCCTTGTCACAGGTGAAGGTGCTTTTGTTGGCGCTATTCGTCACGGTCTGATTGGCGCGCGCGTCTACAAACACTGGTCGCGCGGCCTCGGCAAACTCCGTAGCCTCGCTGATGTCCGTGCTCGTGTAGGTTGACGTGATGGCCGTCGTCGCCATTATCGCCGTGTACCAAGTGCTGATGATGTCCGTATCGTCGGCAAAGGTGATGTCGAGTATCTTCTGGATACCAACGTTGACAACCTTGTTTTTCGCCGTATCCTTCCACTTCAAGCGGCCCTGCTTGTCATATGCTTCGACAAAGAACGTGCCGCCCATTTTCAATCCCGAATTGGGCATGTATGCCTCCTAATGGAACCGGAGTCCCTTATTGCTATAGTTAGTCCTAAGTATGAAGCGCAGTTCCGTTTGCTTCTTGCCGAATCGCGCCGGCGCAGTCACAGTCGCGCTGCAATACTCTCCGAGTTTCAATCCGTCCAGGGCATCGGCCACTTGCGAGTAGATAATGCCCCGCCCATACTCACCAAGTTTCAACCCATCCTGGACCGTAACATCGTAGATGTACTTGGCTACTTCGCTTACCAGATCGCCAAGTTTCAACCCATCGGTTACGGATACATCGTAGATGTACTTGCCTGTTGCATCGGTCAGGTCGCCAAGTTTCGCTCCATCGGTAGCGGCAACGTAGTAAACCGCTGACCCTATCGCCGACTCACCGAACTTGATACCATCAAGCACCGAAACTTCTTCGATGCCCGACATGTCACCAACGACCAACTCACCGAACTTCAACCCATCGGCGGCAGAGCGGTAGTATTCCCCGATGCTGACAATCAGCTCGCCCAGTTTCAGTCCGTCAGTAACCGATACCTCATAGGTGCCCGGCGCGCCGATACCACCATACAGCCCCAGTAGCGTAAGTCGGTCGGAGTAGTCTATGCCCCCACCGGGTGTGAGCAGCCCGAGTAGTGACTTTCGCTTTTGCGCGCTGTCAACAGCCATTAGGCACCGCTACCAATTTCCCCAATCGTCGCCGTTGTGCCGTCATCCGAGAT